CCCTCCCCCTGAGCCATCGTGAGATGGGTCGTGTACAGCCTACTACTCTACCATCGGGAGTTATGACCCGAAAATCTTCATAAGATTTAATCATGCTGACAGGTTTACCTGGTTCGCGCTGAATAAGTGCCTCATGAGAGTTTGTTAGTTTAGCAGTTTTACTGTATCGCGATAGGGGGGGAGGGAGACTCTTTGGATTGCTGCTTTGTCAGCAGGATCAATCCAACAACCACAGGAGTGTTCCCATGGAGCAGAGACTACGTACGATTCGAGGGCTCACGCCCGTTCCCCTGAACGTTGAACAAAAGAATATGACTTGCGCTGGCCTTAATTGGGCAGTCGTTGGCACTCTTTATGATCAGCCGAAAGATGGGACTAACGTGACTATGCTCGATACCGTAGTACCGGACTTTTTCAAGAGACGTAAAGCTGGAGAGAAATTCTTCAACCCAATGTCAATTGAGAAGGTTACGGTTGCCTCTACTGGAAGCGATTACCATATAATAACAATCGGCAATACCTGTGCTTCACCTGTCCTAAAGGGTGAGCAGAGAACTGTCGGTGGTTTGAAATTTCGGTCTATACCGAATTATGTGGCTGGTGGCATCCGCTACCCGATCGAATACCAGGCCCTCACACCAGACGAAATCTTTCGTCTGAATGTGGAGGTATCCACGGCATGTCTGTCGAAACGCGGTCGTTCTGACTCAGATCTCTGGGAAAGTATGGCTGAATATCGGCAGACCCTTCAGTTATTGAAGAATCCGCTGGAAAAGATTCGTAATATCTCTTCGATATTGCTCAAGTCTGCCAGTTCTAAGGATCCCACCATTCGTAACCTCCTCAAAGAGGTTTCTGGTGGGTACCTCCTTTATCGGTACGGAATTACTCCGCTGATGAAGGACGTCGAAAATATACTGAAAAGCCTGCAGAAGGTGTCAGGTAAACAACTGAAGACCACACGGTCTAACGGGCAGATATCTGCTCGGAAAACCGTGACAGGTTCCTCGTCAGTCGATACAAATAACATCATCTTCAGTAATGAAGTGGTAGACGTTGTAACGATGAGGGCTATGTGTCTTGATGAAGTTGATCTGAGCTTCGGCTCTAATCTCGGATTCTCGACCAAAGGTCTCGTGACACTCCCTTGGGAGTTAACGGGATATTCATTTGTTGCCGATTGGTTCTTTAATATCGGGGATTACCTCGGTAGTATGGCGCCAGCGCCCGGTTGGAAACTTTTAGGTTCCTGCATTGTGATAAACCGTGTCACTTCGAATGCGTATACGTATTCGTCGACAGGTATGTCTAGCCCAGCTTGGCAACTTGCTGCGCCTCTCAACGGCACTATTGGCGTTGTGAGGGAACTTAAGACAAGGGGATCTCTGGCACCTGCTGGCGTTGTTCTTCGCGACGATTTCCGTTTCGATGATTTTAAACGTTCAGCAGATGCCTTTAGTCTCCTGGCTCAACGATTCATCAAGATTAAAGACCTTGTTGGTCCTCAGCCGAATCTCTCTGCCTTTCGGCAGAAATCCGCCTATAAAAATTGGCTAAATCAACCAGGAGTGACATAATGTCATTGACAGTTAATGCAAAGACCTACACACCCGATTCGTTCGGGCTGAATTCGATAGGCTACGTTGGTCCAGCGAATACGGTATCCGTCAAGGATTCCATTCGTCTGTCCCGCGTAGCCGCGAAGCCAGTCCCGACCTCGTCCGGTGTCTCGCGTGCAGGCGTTAAGCTTACACGTACCTTCACCCTAACCGGTGCGGTTGAGCCTTCCCGAGACAGCTCGATGGATGTTTCCATCACTGTCCCAGTGGGCTCCAGTAGCGCTGACATTGACGCCATCAGTAACGATATGGGAGCTTGGATTGCCACTACGGCGTTCAAGAATCTTCTTAAACAGGGACTCATCTCACAGTAATGTGAGATGTATTCTTGTGAAGATTTTTCTCAATGCCATGATACTTCTTTGTATCACGGCTATCGTTCTCTCGGCGATGGTCTTAACCGTCGTCGTACTTAAGGATCACAGAAATGGACCCGAAAGCTCGTCAATCTCAACAGCTCGTGCGTTCGGAGAACGCGCGGCTGCGCCTACACAGCTTCGACCTCTACAGGAAGATGCTCAGTAGACTGCTACATGCCAACCGGCAGTATGCGTTTTTAGAGCCCCTATCTATTGCCGTGAGGCAAGGGAACTGGGTGTGCGCATACTCGTCTGCTGATTTTCTATCCAAACAGACGTATTTGGACGCGACCTCGCATCTGGTCGCGAATCAGTTCTCGCTTCTTATCAAGAAGTATCCTTGGGATCCATCCATTATTGGAAAAGATCCGCTTAAGGCTGCGGAGAATAGCTTCTATAGCGCTGAAAAGCGCTGTGGATTAATTAACCGTAAGTTTAAGTTCCTTTCTAAAGATCCGTCTCGCGACGTCTTTCGGGAAGAGGGGAAACGGGCGATGCATTGGATACGATCTCTTTTGGGATCGACACCAGACTACCGCTCGATCTTCCGTAAGTGCGAGTTTGGGCAAGGTGCCTCTGTTGGTGTTCACGGAGATGCTACTCATATAGTTCGAAAACTTTCGAGCAAGGAGTGGTCCGTGACGCCAGGCGCCCTTCACCACGCATTTGGTGGTATACTTCATAATTGGCACTATCTCGAAACGTTATTGGATCGAGACCCGGTTACTGGATTATACTGCTACGATTACGAGAGTGCTTTTAAGAAGTACCTCGCTCGTATCACCGTGGTGAATAGCAACAAAATCAGCTTCGTACCGAAGACTGCGGCAACGCATAGAAGCGTTGCCGTGGAGCCGTTAATGAATGGCTTCTATCAGAAGGGGATCGATCTCGAGATGAGAAGGAAACTTCGTAATTTTGGGATTGATCTTTCTTCTCAAGCCCTTAATCAAAGAATGGCCCGTGAGGGCTCGCTCGATGATTCGGAGATGGGTTTCGTCACTTTAGATCTTAAAGGCGCTAGTAATAGTGTCTCGATCGAGAGTGTGCGGTATCTACTCCCCCCCGACTGGTTCTATCTTCTTGATAGGACTAGATCGCACTATATGGCATACGGCAGCGCGACTAAGCGCTACGAGATGTTTTGTAGTATGGGGAACGGTTTCTGTTTTCCGCTTGAAACCCTAATATTCGCTGCCATCTGCCATGGGTGCGGTGCAGGCGTCCCAGGTGTAGACTTTATGGTCTACGGGGACGACATCATCGTACGTCGTGGAGTAGCAGACAGGGTGATTAAGTGCTTAAAGCACTATGGTTACTCGTTGAATATGGAAAAGTCCTTTGTGGCTGGTCCTTTTAGGGAGTCATGTGGAGCGGATTGGTTTCGGGGCGAGGACGTTCGTCCCTTCACCCTTGACTATGCTTTAGATAAAATCGATAGCATATTCAAATTCTGCAACCTAACGCAGCGTAGCGAGAAGGTTTCTTCCTTCTTCTCACCTGTTAGGGCTCTTATAATCGGAGCCCTATCGGAACAATACCGTTTCTTCCGCCCCGTAATGGGTTCGGTTGATAGCGGTATTGACTCGTTAGGAGACGAGCATCTAACATCTCCACACTGTGTCTACAATCGTAGAACAGGCATGTGGAAGTGGCGGGTGCTTCTCCAGCGGCCCTATGTTGATTTTGATCAACTTTGGGCCCAGCGCAATGAGCCTTGGCTCATGGGTGTTGCTCTCCGGGGATCCGTATCAGTGGCTTTTGGCCAGCTACGCGGACTCCCGGAAGTCGTCTTTCGGCGTAAAACCCGATCGGAGGTAGCCTGGGAAGGCTACTCGTCAACCAGTAATTGGTTGCCGACGGTCAGCATGCTTTCGATAGCAGAGTTGACCTTCTTACGACATACTATATCCAAGGACTAGTACTAGTAAGTTTGGGGGAGTTTTAAACTTCTTAAACGGGAA